TGGCGCTGGTGGCGGTGGTGGTGGTGGCGGTGGCGGTGATGCTGGTGGTGGTGATGATACACCAGTTGATCCCCTCGCAGACTCAGTAAAGGAGTCCACTAACCCAGAAAGCTTTACATCTTCCAGTCCGTTCACACGTCTTGGAGAATTTCGCCTGTTGACACATAAAAGTGGGTATCCATACACACAATTTTTTGTGGATAACCCAGCGAATGCGGTAAGTGAATGCGAGACTGCGTGTAAGGATGATTCTACATGCCCAGGTTTTTCGTTGGATTGGCACATGGGTGTAGATAAAGTAAATTGTATGGTGTTCAAATCCAACACTGGTGAAGGTGAAGCTGAATCATGTGTATACAAACCATTTGGGGCTCAATGTAGGTCCGGTGTAAAAGGAAAGTCTGGTGTAACTGAGGGTGGTATGTGGTGGAGAGGTACACGCACTTCTCAGTAAAATTATGTATTGCAATTCCCTATTCGTAAGTAGAAACAATCTTCTTACGAATATAATAATGAACGCTCAGGTGAAGAAACTTCTCAGAGGGAAGAAGGCGTGTGACCCTGCGTCTCACCTCTGGTTGAAAAAGAAAAATGGAACCATGACCAAGGGTGCTGTGAAAATCGGTGAAGGTCAATACGGTAAGGTGTATCGTGGATGTATTGATGACGGATGTGAAAAGTACATCGTTTACAAGGAAATTAGAACTCCTTCATTGAGTGAAAAGACGAACAATCTGCCACTGGCTGGATTTAAAAAAGCCCTCGAGGAAATGAATCCAAAGATGGAATTTACCATCGCGAAAAAGTTGGAAGGTTTTGGGGTTCCCAAGATGTACCTCTACAAAACATGTGACAAGAAGGATATTCTCTACTCCGAGTATGTGAAGGGTAAGGAATTGAGGGAATGGATGAGGTTTCAACCCACTCTACTTGCCATGAAATCCGTCATGTTACAGGTCATCTACAACCTCTACCGTATCCAAAAGAAGTATCCGGGTTTCCGTCATCACGATCTCCATCTTGGAAATATCCTCGTTCGACCAGTTCCTGTGAAGGATATTAAATTCATGGGGCATACCATTTCTAATGCGGGTTTTGAAGCTGTCATCATTGATTTTGGGTTTTCAGCCTTCCCACGTATTAAGAATCCTCTCATCAACGCCAATAATTACAAGAACATCGGCATCTCGAGAAAGTCGGACAAACACTATGATTTACACTTTTTCCTGAACTCCGTACATGAGACGGTTCGTCAACCAAGGACACGTACGGAGCGTGTGGTGAAGACATTCATCGAAAACCTGTTACCCTTAAAATATCTTGTGAGTAGGTCGAACATTGTCAAGAACTATAGACTGAGGGGTAACAAGACCGTCGACATCAGCTTTGAGGAAGTTCTATCGAAACCTTTCTTTACGGGTGAGAAAGCGTCGGTCCCTGTGGCGAAACCCAAACCTGTCATCAAGATTCAGGCTCCTAAACCAAAAACACCAGTAAACAAAGAGGCTGCTAAAGCGAGGGCTGTTGCCGTCCTAAAGGCGGTGAAAGCTGCACCCAAAAAACGCCCTGGCATTGTTAGAGCACGACCTTGAAAACCCTCTTCGTACCTTCATCAGTTTGGGAGAGTACCTTAAACTTTGAAGTTTTGACGAGTTTCTCACCACTCTTAGTGACGAACGATTTCATCCGTTCAACTTCACCACGGGGCATCTTCCTGGTGTATTTGAGCGTGACATTCTTGTTTCCGAACTTCAGTACAGTCGACGACATTTTAATATTTACCTATAATAAAATGCTCGCCTTCGCTATTCTCGCGATTATCGATATCATGATTCTCCTCCAAACTGGTAAGAAAGCCCCTAAGGAGGAGGGTGGGAAGTGGACTGTTTTCGGAACCATGGGTTGTGGCTGGACTCGAAAGCAGTTAGACTACATGAAAAAGAATGGTAAGGAACACACCTTTGTCGACTGCGACAAGGAGGGGTGCAAAGGCATGAAAGCCTTCCCTACCCTAAAGCACCCCAACGGTGAGACGACTGTTGGGTACAAGGAGGTTTAAATGATTTATTATTCAAGAGTTGATTGTATCAACTTATCAATAATAATTTAAGGACAAGAGAAATCCCGACCTTCACCCTTGCCGTGATTGTTCCAATGAGTATTAAGTCGATACAGTGTTGAATCGCCACGTGCGTCCCAGTCAGTACCAAAAGCATCCTGTAAATCTGGGTACCTTTCTCCATAACACTTCAATTCCTTGATAGCTGGGGGGCATACAAAATCCCTGTTTTCGGCCATACCAGTTTCATAATAATGTTTCCTACCCTTTTCGAGGTTTGTACCAGCGAACGCCTTGGCGTCTGCGTACCTATCGATATAGCACTGAGCTTCTGCATCGGTGAGAGTGCAGGAGTTGTCACGATTTTCAGAACCATTCGTAGTGTATGTCGTGTAATGATTTCCAAGTGCCGCCGTATCTGTACCAAACGCAGCACGCAAATCGGTATACCTCGCACCATAGCATTCAGCCTTTGAGGCATCATCTGTGGGAATCGTGTAAGTGTCGTCGTCCTGGTCGTTGGCACCACCAGCTCCACCAGCTCCACCATCCTCTTCACCACCCATCGTTAGGGCAGCACCAACACTGGAGGAGAGGCATATCACACCCAAACCTGCAATCATTGCAACTTGAGCCATTGTCTTTTACTTTATGTTGTATTTTTTTTTAGAGACCACGAACAATCTGGAGAGAGAGGGAGAGGATGAAGGCGTCCATCAGGTTATCGATGGGCTTGAGGACGGTGATGTGCTTCACGAGGGAGCGGTTCCACACGAGACGGAGGAGGAAGGTGCTGACGAGGACGACAAGCACGAAGATGAGAAACTCCATGAGCGCGTCAGACTTGTTTTGAGCCTTGGTAACTTCCTGAATCATTTGTTATGTACTTATATTTTTTTTCTGGGTACACTACAAATGAAAGGGCTACCACTGAGTGGTTCCGAAAGTAAGTTTACGAACCGAAGGTGGGGTTCCAAGCAGGGTATCGGGAACAACAACTGCTACGCCTATGCCGTGGGAGACTACGAGGCGTACAGGTGGCAAAAATCCATTCCAGGTGACCGTTCGGGTCTCTCCAATGGACACCACTCGTACACTCATTGCACACATCTCCCAAAGCGTGTTGTGTCCGACAACCCCAAGAGGGTCTACAAAGTAGGTGCCAACGAGAAGTGTAAGAAGGGGTACTACAAGGTCATGATGTTCGTGTCTCCTGGGAGACCCACAAACTACATACGACAGGGGGACTTTCACTTTTACAAACAACACGGTGTAGTTGAGTACAAAATTAAACAAGGTGACACCGTGGTCTCTGTAGCTAAGTTCTTCAAGGTTCCTATGACGAGAGTCAAGAATGCTGGTTCATTCAAGGTTGGTAATCGTATCGTCTTCAAAGCGAATGTCTTCAGTCATAAGAGAGGTTGGGCGACTGGTCCCCTCCTGACAGATGCTAAGGGAAAGTCTATCGTAGACCCTCGTAAGGCTTCCCGTGATTATCCAGGTCTCAACTATGAGAAGTACTGTAGTTCATTCTGCGTCAAGAACCGTGGGATCAAAGTCGGTAAGACTCACCCCAAGGTCGGCAAGAATGCTGTCTAGGTCTGGTTGATTTTCAACATCGAAAGTGATGTCGAAAAGGTCTAACACGTCGAATATCGATTCTTCGTTCAAGGACACAGAGTTCGAAGCTGCTGTGTAATTGTTTTGAATCGTGACGACAATCTTAAATTGGGAAGTATCGAAAACTTTTCTACATGTGGGGCATGTATTCTTACCTTGTTCCTTCCATCTCTGTAGACAGTGGGAATGAAACATATGTCCACATCGAATCGGAGGATTTGTCCTCGTCGATTTGACTTCATTGAGACATATGGCACATGTCGACATTCTATAGGATGGTTTTAAAGTTTTTTTCGTGATTTCGCTCACCTAGTAGATATCGGGAACCTTGATGAGGGGCTTGTCACAAGTCTTGCAGTTCTCCTTACCCTGTTCCTCCTGCACCTTGGAGAGGAGGGTGGGACCCTGCTTCTGGAGAAGCTGCCTGTACGAGTAGTTATCCTCGAACGTGATGCCGTTCTGTTTCATCACGTAGTTGTTGAAAAGTTGGGCTGAAGAATTGATGGTGAAACACCGACCGTCGGCCATACCAAGTCGCTGCGACATTTTGTTAATATTACATCAGAAATTAATTTGTCTATTGTGGATGGTTCGCATCCAGGATTCGAATCCCTTCTCTCTGAGCTTTTCGATGAACGGTTCACATTTGTATCCCAAGAAAATGTCAAACACGTCCGTCTCCTCCGTCCTAGACACCCGAATGTCAGGTCGCTCGTTGATGTGCTGGTTGATGATGTTGTAGGCGAAAGCAATCTCCTTGAGGGTCTCGGCACCTGTGATGATGATCTTACCCGTACTGAAGATGCTACAGGTAATCTCTTTCATATCCTCTGCGGGTTTGAACTTAATCTTGACGGCTGAGTATCTATCAGGTTCAAAGGAGACTTTGAAGATGTCTTGGTACTCCTCGAACCAGTCCGCCACCTTCATAAGGTTGATGTTGTAGTTGAGGCTGAAGTTTGAGTTAATCATGACGACACGGAAAGCATCCGAGGAGACCTTGATGTCGAGTCCCAAAAACATCTTGAAGATGTACATGAGTTGGGTGATGATACGCTTACAATCAAAGAGGTCACAGCACCCAGCAACCTGAATCGAACCGTTGGGAAACACCTTGACAGACTTGGTGCTGTAAGTGTCATGGTACGTCAGAGTCACCTGATTGTAGAATGTCGTGGGCTTCAACTTCCATTCAAACCCCTCCGTCGAAGAACCCTCCCTCTTCAAACGATACGACCCAATGCGCTCGAACGTCTCACGAAGCTTTTTAATATCAATCTGCTGGATAAAGCTCGAAACCATGGTGATTGTCGTAATTTTGACCCATGAGGGTCTAGTCTCATCTGGAAGACCTTTTCGTATCTCATCGAGGGTCAGGAGATACGAAAAGCTGTTATTGGCGATAGATGAGTACATCTTTGAACATGATTTTCATGTTTGTCGAGGTTCACTTAGGTGTTTACATTTTACAGCACGTATACTTATACGAACCAGTTTCACTTGGTGTATTGGCATTATGACGCAAAAATCGAACTTTAGTTAATACTTCGTCATCATT